CAGTCCGCGCAGCCGGCACCAACCCTTGATCGTCAATCGAATCTGGAATTGATAACCCCAAGTTGATGGACGTGAGTTGTTCGGCTCGCATTGAACCGGAGGCGTCGGCAATGACACCGTGGCCTTGAATCCTTCACAGTAGGGTTGAACCGGATACTCGGGACACGTCACCGCCTCGGGATCTTCCCGGCAATCCTTGGCGACGCATTGCTTCCAGGCGTGCCACGGGATCCAGCAGGGGTAAGAGTCCGGTCGATACTCGACCATGAAATTAACGGTGCCGAGCATCTTGTCGAACCACAGTTCCAGGCCATCGAGTGTCTTGAGCAGAAACGGATCTCGCCACGTATAGGCGGGAGTCTCCAGATACCACGTCACGCGGTTGCCGTCGTTTTCCACCTGACTATCCCAACGGTCCTGCGTCGTCATCTCCCAGATGTCGATGTTTCCCGTCACCCTGCTGACCACGGTGGCAAAGGCTCGCTGTAACCCCCCGAAGTCGGCATGCGGAAGCTGCAGGATATTGAGCGCCTCATACATTCCTTCCCAGGCCGGCGGAAGTTTGTTGTCGATGTTTCCCAGCACGTCGAAATCCAGCGGGATGACGCCTTGATGAGCCACGCCCTTGTCCGTCTGAAACGGACCCACGGTTTGCCACAGTCGGTTGTCGAAGTTGATGCCGCTTACAAACCTCATCAGCGCACGGTCGTTGAACCTGAGAACTCTTTCCTCGGGACTGCTGATTGGAATGTTTCCCCACTGACCAAAGTTTCGGACAGCGATGGCCAGTGAACGGATTCCGTCCATCGCCTGATAGAACAGGTCGCCGTTAGCTGGGACGACGCAACGATCACCAACCGAACCAAAGTCGCGTTGAGCAACTCTCTGTAGCGGCTCGCTAAGGGTTGACCACTCAGCGCGACGGGGTGGGACCGTTGTGGCGTAAATTACCTTGCGCGTAAACACGTAGAGTTCGCCCTCACCCAAGGCAGAATTGAGATTGGCGCTATGCTTGAGCGCACGGATGTTGCCGGCATTGGTCGGGACGATGAAGGCGTCGCCGGCCAGTGATACCGGGTTCTCGGTCGTCTTCAGGATCGAGTCTCGATAGCCGTAGGGAGCTGTCCCGGATGCCCTGCTTCCCACTATGTCACCCGCACAGTACTGGCGCCCGAAGGCGTACCACATCCTGCCCATGTAATAGTCCATCGGTCCCGCGGCCGGAAGTTCAGAGGCGATACCAGTGGTGGTCACCGCAGACGACTTGGCCGTGATCGACCAATTGTAAGTGTTGGATCCGAATAACGGGAACTGCGGGATTGGTCCGGGAACGAAAACGCTCACCGGAACCGGTGGAGTTCCAGGGTAGGCTTCAGTAAGGTTCGCCACCGCAGACGCAGCAATTGCAGGAATGGTAAACGGATCTCTCAGGGTAAAGTTACCCTCTTCGGTCGTGAATAAGCTGCCGGCGGGGATTACTGTTCCCACCCTCGTATCATCGACATTTTGGATGGTGATCTGAAACGCATCGCTCGTCGTAGTCTGTCCGGCGCCGATCCCAAGGAATCCACGACTGCGGCGAAGAGTCACTCCATCCCAGAACAGCGGTAGCGTAATCAGATCGCCTGACTGAATAACGAGAAACTCCTCACCCTGAGCCATGTAACCTATCGGCTCATTGGGTGGCATCACCAGACCGAATGCGGCTGACAGATCGACAACTGAGTTATCGGTGTCCACGCGCACCTGATAGATGCGCCCTCCGATCATGATGATGAGATACGGATTGGCGAAGGGCGGTTCGTACATGTACTCCGCCTGAAATATTCCTGGCCAGGGGAAGTTTTGCACCAGCGGTTTCCAACCCGTTCGCTGAGTCACTCCTCCGCCACGCACCGTGCCGTTCGTGAGCCACGCCAGTTGGTTGAATTTCAGCCCCGTCTCGAACCCCGGGGAGTTCATCGTCGGAATGCGACCGCTGTCGATGCCGCCCTCAAAGGAAATCTGTCCATCGACTATGCGTGAGCCATTGCTGTTGCCACCGCCATTGCCGCCAGAAGCCATTACGCTGGACGCTGCGCGTCAGAAGGCACAAAGTCAACATGGCATGGCCGGACGACGTAACCTACCCAAGCAACGAAAATACGGACTCGACTGGGAACCGCTCATGGTGGACGCGGCAATCGAGATGCAGATGATACGGCAGGGAGGCACCTACAAGGGACACGGAAATGGACTGTTCTTCCACTTCAAGGCGTTCATCAGCCTACTCTGGCCAGAACACGTCTGGCACAAATGGAGCGAACTGGCGTTGAAGACGTACTTGGAGAATAAGATTGTCTGCGTCATCGGACCTGCCTCTTCTGGAAAATCCCACGATGCCGCCCTTTACATCTTGGCCGACTTCTACGTATGGAGTGATTGCACGACAGTTCTAGTGTCTTCAACTGAACGCGAAATGTTGGAACTTCGCGTGTGGGGAGAAATAAAAAAATATCACCGCATGGCCAAGGATAGGTACCCTGAACTAATCCCAGGAAACCTCATCGAATCACGTCAACGGATCATAACGGACAGTAGGTTTGAGAATGCAGATGGTCGAGATTTTAGAAACGGTCTGTGCGGGATTCCCCTAAAAAAAGGCGGCGCTTACCAAGGACTAGGTTCGATGATCGGCATCAAGAACAAGCGGGTTAGGCTGATGTGCGATGAGGCTCACCTTTGCCCGAGGGTGTTCGTGGATGCGTTCAGCAATTTGAGAAAGAATCCAGACTTTCAAGGCATCGCACTTGGAAACCCAAAGGAGACAACGGATGCGCTCGGTGTCATGGGAGAGCCTTCAGCAGAGTTGGGCGGATGGGACGGGGCGATAGACCAAACACCAAAGACTAAAACATGGCCCACCAGGTTTGCTGGAGGAATCTGCCTGCAACTGCGCGGTGATGATTCGCCGAACCACGATGTTCCAGAAGGCGCTCCGGTTCCGTATCCGTTCCTGATTACTCGAAAGGCGATGGCTGACGATGCCGATTTCTACGGAGAGTCATCCCTCTCCTACACGATGATGAACCTTGGCATCATGCCTAGGGGTCAGGGTTTGCGGAGGGTGATAACAAGACAGGCGTGTTTGAAGTTCGGATCGATGAACGAGGCGATCTGGAAGGACGATAAGCAGACCAAAATAGGATTCTGCGATCCGGCATACGGAGCCATCGGCGGCGACAGGGCAGTGTTCGGATGGTTGAAGTTTGGCTCTGACCCGAACGGCAAGCAAATCATCGCCCTGATGGAAACGATGCTTGTCCCAGTCAGCGCTCTGGAGTCGGAGTTGCCAGAGGACCAAATCGCGCTGTTCGTTAAGTCTCAGTGCGAACATATCGGAATTCCGCCGCAGAACTTCTTCTTCGATTCCACTGGCAGGGGATCTCTGGTAGGTGCGCTTGCGAGGCTTTGGAGCCCAAGTGTCGGGCTAGTCGAGTTCGGAGGTAAGCCAACCGAGCGCGTGGTGAGTTCGGATGTTCGTGTGACTTGCCGAGAACGCTACTTCAACTTCGTGTCGGAGCTTTGGTTTGCACTCTCACTCACTGTTCAGTCCGGCCAGTTCAGAGGCATGACCGAGGAAGTGATCAACGAGGGAGGGATGAGGGAGTGGGGCTTTGTCGGGGCGAACAGGATTCAAGTAGAACCGAAAGAAAAAATGAAATTGAAGAGCGGCCGATCCCCGGATTTGGTGGACGCCGTTGTGTGCGGCATAGAAGGCGCCCGGAGGCATGGATTCATGATCACGATGTCTGTTGCTAAATCTGACGCCTTTCATGGCGACGGTTGGAAACAGCGATTTAAGGATCGAATGGCAAGAGTGGAGTCGAATCACCGCCTGAACTACGCGCTCTGAAGTTTCTGAATCGACCGTTGGTGTTACCTGTCAATGCCGACGCTATTTTCCTCCGCGTCTCCAAACTCCTTTTAAGTCCTACACGTGCTTGAGCCTGTCGGTTTACCAGTTCTCGATCCAACTTCTTGCCCAACTGAGGACGTGGATGCCTGCCACCTCCGCTGAATCCTTCTCCGCCATCTAGTCCGTTGGTAAGCCGAACCCCAATCGCTCGGAACACCAAAATGTAGCTTCGTTCAAATTCCTGCCAGCAGTCAGATGGAACTTCGTCCAACACTTCAATAACCGGAGCGAGGTCGAGCTTCCTCAATTCCAGTATCCAAGCGTTCTTGTGAGTCCTCGCTTTGTTAGCGTGCTGAAGATGAATCTGTCTCCGAGTTGAAGGCTTGTCTGCCTTCCCAACGTAGCGGATTTCTCCGGTGCGTGGGTCGCTTAGTGCATAGATGAAGGTGGTCTTTTGGATGCGATGATAATGACACGATCACCGCTTAAAAATCAAGCCTACGGAGACTTTTTCAAACCGTAGAATCCAACGATCAGTCCGGTGATGACTGCGGCTATACCGATTGACCATGCAGGTATCGGAGTGGTTAGGAGATGGACTCCGAACAGGATCAGAAATACTGCTAGTGCAATGTTTGTCATATTTTTTTGTCCTTCTCCTCCTTTATGCCCTCCGCTTTTGCGGCGGCATTTGAGGCAATTGTGGCCTGCTCCATCTCTGCCTTCCATTGGGTAAAGCGTCCGTTAAGTTCCTTATGAACATCCCGCGCCTTCCACCAAGCAAGGGCAGCCATAAGGGTTGGAGGAAGTGAGGTACAGATCGCGATGATTACGGCGTCACTCATGGTGTTTGAACATCGGCGTATTTTTCTTCAAGTCCAGTGCGGCTGGTGACATGAACTGCTTCCTGAGTTCGGCATCGGTTGACGGGAGTTTGATGCGTGTGGCAAAACTCCTGCACTCCTCAATGTCCGCGTGCTCTTGGAGAGATTCCAGTTCACATCGACGGAGTTGCGTAACAGTCATCTCGGTAGCGGAGGAAGGTTGGTCGAGGCGCGGAACATCATGCGTTGTCGCATGGCCAGGATGGCTGGATCGTTGGTTATGGTTGCCAGATGAACCCATGTTTTACCATCCAACGATCCTTCCAGATAAAGGCTGCTGGTGGTGTTCGTGCTGATGCGCAACTCAATCGGAGCACTTGGGTAATTTGTCTCCTTAACGGTATTGCTGGGCAGGCTTTCGACTCCATCAGCAGTTCTGGCCACAACTTGAAAATAGATAAACCCGGAGGTCGGGTTAGTCACCACCGCCGTCAGGTTTGTGCCTACGGACAACGTGAAGTTGGTTGAGCCAGGTACATCCCCCCACTTGAGAACGTAATTGATGTTGGTTCCATGACTGGGAGCCTTGTCCCATGCCAGCGTAATTGACGTGTAAGGCGGCACCACGGCCATCAGCCTTGGGGCCACCAGTAGCAGCGACAGTAGGAATAACGAGAGCAGTGTTTTCATGGCTTTACGGTTTCGCCTCGGTCTTCGATTCATTTTCAAGCCGTGTCTTTTCGGATTGCACCTTTTGAAAGATTACCGCAATTGCAACCGTTAGCTCCAACCCTCGGTGCTTCGCTGCTGCGTCCAAAATTTGGAGAAGCGCGTTAGCTTCAGCCTCGGAAAGAGTCAATCGGATTTCAACAGGGTTCGTGTTCATATTAGTTATGATGCTGTGTCGGTGACTATGGTCGCTGAAGCCTCTCCCGCGTTCAATCTCGCCACAAGGTTGGCATTTATCTGGGCAACCTGAGCCAGTGTGAACCTTTGAGATACGCCAGCTTCGCTCTTGGCCTCTTCGATCTTGTTCAAATGAAAATCCGTCACCTTCGCAGCGAGTACTACAAGGTAGCTTGCCTTCAATTCTGCCGGTGTGGAAAACAACAGTGGCGTTCCAGGTGGGACTTGCTGTGAACGATTGCGGTTCTCCAAAAATACAGCGTGACGTGATGCCAGGGCATCATCCGCATCTGGAGTTCCGGTAAAGCTTACGGTAAAAATAACATTCATTCTTAGCCTTTCAGATTATACAGCAACCCAGTTTGTACCGTTGTCAAAAACCATTGTAACCACCGCTCCTCCACCAGCCACGGCTACCAGAAACGCGGGAGCCAATGCGTCAGTGACATAAGATATTCTGCCTGCGGTCCCCGCCGCCGGAAGCGTGGCCACAGTGAATGCGGTTGCCACCCTCAATATCCTCGACTCAAAATCGCAATAGGCACTGTCATCTGCCAGCCTTCCCTGCAAGAGCGCTGCGCTGCGCTTGATGGACGGAAAGGCCGAAGTTGTTCCACCGAATTGGAGTCTTCCGAAATCCGTCTGAGCCGCATTTCTGAAAAGTAAAACTCCATCCGACGGGGAAGATATAACGGACCTAGTTCCCCAACCAATTGTGCTGGTTGCGGACGTTACGTAAGAGCCAATCACCACAACTGAACCGTTGCGTGACACCGTAAATTGACTGACTCCTCCAATCATTAAGTTAATCAAAAGGCTTGCTGAACTTGATGCCGTGTTAATTGCGTTAACCTTGAACGCCTCAAAGGTCGTTCCAGAGTTGTTCCAAGTCTGAGTCAAGGTAATTAACGGTGTGTTGACAGTAATGGTTCCGTTGTCCCCAGCCAAGGTGCCCGTAGTCCCAAGAGTGAACCAACTGGTATTGTTGGTGAATAGGGCCAGCGCACTGGCCCCCATAGTTCCAATTAACAGCCCTCTTGATATTCCAGTCCCCGCAAAATTAGGCCCAAAAATTAGCGTGTTCGTGGACCATCTCAAATCGGCCCGTTCGTAGTTCGCCCCGGCACCCGAATAGGTGTTGTAAACGCTGAACTGTTGCGGGTTTGTACCGTCCCGTTGAGCAAGCGTACCCGCACCGTCCCGTTCTAAAAAGACATCTGATGCAGTAGTAAAATCCGAAGACCACTGCGCAGACAAAGCGCCATGACGAATACCAGTAGCTACGAATTCCGCAGCTTGCGCTCCAAGAACCGAAATCCCAAGCTCCCCCGCTGCCGGTCTAAAAAGACCTGTCGTAGGTTCTACCGTAAAGGTAAGCTGAGGGGTTCCAACTGCTCCAACCGCTAACGTCAGAGCCCCTGACATTGAGTCGCCAGACTTCAACACGTAGTTGCCCAAACTGGCTGAATCCGCCGGAGTGAACCCCAAGGCACTAGTCACATCCGCCGAAAGAAGCACAACCGCCCCGGTTCTTGCGTTGAAAGACGTGACGCCACCGCCACCACCACCTCCGCCACCACCTCCACCTCCGCCATTATCCAAAATCTGGCATAGCAGCGCAGTGTTCACCGCCGGCAGCATCCCACCGGGGATGCAAGTCGTGATACACTTGGCTTGTTCGAGGAGTGTTGCTGGGTCGCAGGCCATAATGTCGATTACGGGAAGCTGTAGAACACGCTCGCCGTTAGGTTCGCCGGGATGCCGGGAGAGCCGAACGGGT